CCCCTTTTTAATCCAAATCAACTAAAATTGATTTGTTTTCTTGAACTTCAACTAATAAAACAGTGTCTCCGACAGAAAATAACTTGTTGCTCTTTATGAAAATTATTTCATTTTTAATCTCAACAGCATAAGTATAACCGTCATCTACACTGTTTCGTTCTTGGATTGTGCCGAGAACGAAATCATATTGTTGCAAAATTTCTTCATCGTTTGTTACTAATACCTTATCTAATTCCTTTATAGCGGCTTCATAGGTTTTAAAAACATATTTACTATCCACTATATAACTGTCAAACAACGTATGTTTGTTGCTTATTTTATATTGCAACACCCCGTTTTGATTTTTAATCTCTTTAACTGTGCCTTCAATCAGCAGATTGGTTGTGTTTTCGTTTTTTAGTTCGGGCACAATGGCATAAACAGTATCCCCTATTTTTATAGGCTCTCCTTTTTTATCATTACACCCCACTAAAAATAGCGTAGCAACACTTAAAAATATAATTAAAAATAATTTCTTCATTTTATATCCCCTCTTCATAGATAATTTCTAGACCATTAATCTATCTCTGTATCGCCAAAACACAAAAACGCATAATGATACTATGATTAGTTTTGAAGTTGTTCCAACAAACTGGCAAACATTGCGTCTATTTCGGCTTTTGTATAGGTTGATGTGCTTGTTAGCGTTGAATACCCATACTCCTCGACAGGAACATTGAGTATGTATTTAGTGCTTTGCGTTTCAAATATTACTGTGATTTGTGGATTTGCTACATAATAATCAATAGAGGAATAATGCAATCTTATTAAGTCGTTAGTTGTTACTAAGACAATATCATCAAATTTTGTTCCATCTATTTTATTATCAACAATAAGCGCGCTAAGCTTATTTCTAATTGCCAACTTCTCGGCTTGCGTTAATGTTGTAAGACTCGCGACTTCTAATTCAATTGTTGGTCTTGGTGTTGGTTTGTTTATTAAATCGTTATAGTCACCACTAAAACCTGTTAGCGTTTCAATAGTTGTTGCCGAATCATCTCCTACAAAGTTAACCGTTAATTTGATAGTTTCATTATCATTTTCACTTTCAAAAAGTATAGATACTGTTTCGCCATCCTCAACAAAAAAACTTGAATAATGGTAATGAATATCGTTATAGCCATCAACAAAATGAAGGATTAAATCATCATATTTGCTTGTGTCTATATCATAACCACCTGCATTTAAAATAGCGGCAACTTGTGCAGAAATGGTTGTTTTTTCTTCTTCCGTTAATGAAGTTAAACTTGCTACTTCAAAAATAATGTCAGTTGGTTTGTTTTTGATATAAGATAACTCTTCACTGTCAGTCTCTGCCCAATCTGCTTGAACTTGTCCTATAAGTTCTCCGGGTTCTCCTTTTAAATCTGCTAGTGCAACTAGGTTAGTCCATAGCGTATCGCCAACGTATCGCCACTGGATATGAGTGTCAGATGTTTGGAGTTCTATTTCTCTGCCATCGGCTCCATCTGTACCGCTAGAATCTTCTTTATTATTAGATAACTTTAATATAGCGTAGTTAGAAGTTCCAGTCATATTAATAGACAAGCCGTCAGTTGTCACGATGTTACCTACAGTTGTATTATTGGATTCTACTATAGTTACCATCTTGCCAATCATATAAGAAGGAAGAGGCAATATTTTTTTAATTGGTTTGTGAGCGTTGACTTGTAAGTAAATATCATCATTAACCCAATACCAGCTAACGTTAGTAAAATCTTCATCATATTTAGGTGAGAGTATACGGTATACAACAGCTTCAACACGGTCTCCTGGATATAGTTTACCACCAGATATTAATTTTTGGTACATTTTAAAACTTGAATAAAAGAAGGCAGCATCACTTAGCTGTTCAACGCGTATTTCTGGACGTGCAGTACCATAATCTGGACAGAACCCAGTATTCATTGTATACGTTGCATTTGCATCATAGAGTTGAAAATAAGAGGTTGGGGGTAAGTTAGGGTTTCTCCATTTATCTGGTGTTAAATATATAGAAGTACTTGGCTCGTGTAAGGTAATGTCATCATATATAGTATTAGGTACATACATATAATGATTTGCTGTATTAAAAGCTATAGATTGCGTCATTCCAAAGTATCCTACATTTATCTCCTTGTTAATGTCGTAAGACTCAAACATAACACAAGCACCATTCTTTTGAAATCTGTGTGTAATAGATACTGAACAATAGTAGTCGTCTATGCTATCATTGTTCATACTTGTGTTTGTATTGTTTCCAACATTATTAATTAAGTATGTTAATACTGTAGGGAAATATATTATGTTGTACTGTTCAACGAAATCAACAAAGTTAGACTCATAGAATCCATCTGTTAAAGGCACTTCTTTAGTACCATTTAATAACAGTTTATGTACAACTTTGTTAGTTGTAGAATAAAGTTGTTGAGCATTACTATTCACAGTTTCGATTGTTATATCTGATATGTTTGTGGCACCAGATTTATGAGTTAAAATTTTACCAGCTGCTAAAGCTTTGCTAGTAAATATCCCAGTGTCCATCATCTGCGCTGTTTTAGGTGCGAACCATAGTGTATCAATATCGTGTATTTTAAATAACACGTATTCTACATCAGGTTGTGTTGTATCTACTCAAATTGAACCTATATCTGCTTCTGTTTTCCCGTGAGCGGTTGCTACAATGCTGTTACCAATAGAATAAGCGTGGTTAGCGCCTATATAGGTACCATTAAAGTTTGCTGGACAGCTATCATCACCACATGATTTTAATAATGTTCCATAACTTGTTTGATTATATGGTGTTGTAGCAGGTATTTTCCCAATAGCACCAAAATTAAATAAGTTGCCATTACTTCCACCAACTATACTAGCTGTATGAACTAAATCATAATCTGCTTCTGCCCATTCTCTTGCTCTAAAAGCTATTTTGTTGCCAGAAATAGATACTACAACACCTTTTCCTGTAGGTGATGATTCTTTTAACTCTTTTATTTCTGTTTTCAATGCAGCAATATCAGTAATATTTTTCTCTACCTTAGCTGGTATTGTTACATTTGATGGGTATTGGTCAACAACCATACCATCTGGATAAACTGCATAAGGGTTTAAATTTTCTCCATCATAATTATATAAGAAAGTAAAATTAGAAAATCTACAGTCAGCAGTTAAAAACCCGCTACGTATATTGTTAAAGATAAAGTATAGAATAATGTCACCGAAGTTAGTAAACGTGGACACCCATTCTATTCCTGAAATATCGTGTTGAATATAGGTCCAACCGTCTTGTTTGGCAAGGCATTTAGTTGATGTTGTAGGAACTGCTGTCATCATAGCACTATTACCAAGAACCAATGTTGCTAGTCTAGTGTCCTCATTGCCTACCTCCGAATATACTGTTTTCCAAGGGAAATCAAGCTTTGCGTAATTGCCTCCTGAAGAATTATATATCCAGACTTGAAAATTAGATGAAGGTATTGCAGCAAGAAAATCGTCTTTTATCCACATGCCAAAAGTTAATCTATTTATTGTGCTATCTAATTGTTTAAGCGGGGGGTTTAATGTACTTCCCCATTTTGTATAGTGTAGAAAAAAAGACGACGCACTAGGAGGTACACTAGCATAAAGCCTGTGTTGGTATTCTAAAACTTCTGACATAGGACTAGTATTCAATTCTTGTTCAACGGTTGGAACATTTAAATCACCATTTTTAGTTGCAAATAAACAAGGTGTTAATGTTCCATTGCCCTTTTGCTCATTAATTGGTAAAGAAGCATCACCATAAAAGGGATGAAGTAATTGTTGAACGGCGCCTTCTGTTGCGATTAATTCCGATTCTGGGTCCATCTCAAAGAAGTCTTTTGGTTTCATTTTAACAATAAGACCAGGATGAAATACTGTGCTCTCAGGATGTTGTGATATTGCCCCTTGAGGAAATCTTACAAAACCAGAAGGTATTGTGTAGTCATAAACAATAGTATTATTAGCAATAGTTATTTGTTTTGTGGCTAAAGCAGTTTTAGCAGGGTTAAATCTGAAATAGAATTTAGCCACTTTACTACTAGAATTAAAAGCCCAACTCTCTTTTGACATTGTTAATTCATATAATAAATAACTCCAACCATTACTCTCCTCTATTTTTTTAACAGTGCCTGTTAGTGTTGGATTAATTGTTTTAGGGGAAATAGTCAAATCAAGACTAGTATTTAAAGTTGAATTAACAGCGTCATAAATTCGCATTTTAATAAATGCAGAATAATTTGCGTGATTATATATCCAGAAATCAATATTATTCATGGGTGTTAACCCTATATTATTCACGTCTGTATTTTTAATCCAAAAACCCCAAGATATTTTACTAGGGGCAACCGAATTGTTAAAGTCAAAAAAATCAACAGCATAAAACATATTAGCGGATTCGTCCCCATCAGGTGCACTTATTTTAATGGCAAACGGACATATATCTTTTACAGGGCTGGAGGGGTCTTCTACTGCCTCTATTTTGGGGCTGGTAGCATTCCCCTCTCTAATTGGAAAAGGGTTTCCCGAAGTTTCAGTACCATTGCCTAAAACTAAATTTTCTGGCAATACTGGATAAGCATCTTGTTCAACCCATCCGCCAATCAATTTTTGAACTGCGAGAGCACTAGGTATTTCTTCATCTGTGCTTTCTTCGTTAATTACTTGAACAGGAGTCGGTTTAATCTCTTGTCCTTTGTATTTTAGTTTACCTTGGTCATCTGATAGATTTACTAATACTTCACGGTTTGGTATCTCTATTTCAATTTCATGTATATCTTGTTTAATTTCATTAATCTCCGCATTAATCTCATCAACCGCAGTTGGTGGAATTTCAGTTTGTTCTGGATAAATACTTCTAACAACTGGAATTTTTATATACGGACTTAATTTTCCTCCTTCTCTAAAACAAACCATAGAGAAAGCGGAATCTTGTCTTGCGAGACCCACGGTCATTATAGGGAAGATTGTTGCTTTGTATGCGTAACGGCCTGTTTCATCTAATTCTGCCGCACGATACAATGCGCGCTCTTCAAATTTTCTATTAGTTGGGTTAACCCAAGTAAAATAAAGTGAAGAGGCTAAATAATCCAATAATACAACTAACGTCCCAGTTGAATATTCAGTTAGTGGACCTGGACTATTTTCAGGTTTAAGGTAAGGCGTACCTATCCTAAAGTCATCCTTTAAATAAATTTTTAAAATCATTTTGTTTATCACCTCTATTTAGAGTTAGAAGGAATTCTATCCTTCCTTATAATAATATTATATCGCGATTTTTTGAAAAAGTCAAATTTGTTAATCGTTATTTGGAACAAAAGGAGAAGACGGTAAGTGGATGAAGGGCCTTGTGACGACTAGGGCTCGGGCTTCGCCCTCGCTCATTTACCGTCTCTCTCTTGCTTCCTTTTTTAATGTTAGTAGGTGTCGCTAAAGTTAATTACATATTGAGTATTTCTTGCGCCTGGAGCGACTGTTTCATCGCACCAGTAAAGAATTTCGTTTGTTGTTCCGTCTATAATGGCCCAACTTTGAGCGGTAGTCTCGCTAGAGTTTACACGAGTAGGGATAGTGTAATATCCACCATTCGCACTATTGTAAATGTGAGTTACAGCAGTGCTATTCATTATATGTCCCGTTGCATCTGTGGTATTAAGTGGTTTAAAATCAAGAAAAGCTATGCGAGCTGTTGTATTTATGCCAACGCCGCCAATTAGTCCATTATGGTTTGCCCAGCCACTGTTAATATGAAACTTGCCAGTTGTATCTACGTGATGGAGCTGAACACTAAATGAAAGTTGTTCGCGAGCGTCTTTATTAATTTCAGTTATATCATCTAGGCTCCAAATGGGAATATTAGTGTTTGTATATGTTGGGAGACTATATGAAGAACTTAAGTTAAATGCAAAATACCCGGTTGTAAATTCTAAAGAATAAAGATATCGTGCCATACCATTTTTATCTGAATAAATGACTGGTTTATCTTTACGTTTATCACTATCTAAAGTATCACTAATACTACCAGCAGTCGCATTACCTGGCATAGTAAATTCAAAAATCATTGAATTATTAAATGCAAAGCTTGTAACCGTATGAGTTGTCTGTTCTTCAAGTGATACACTCGCGAGTTGAATGTTGGAAGTTATGGCATCATTATAATATGCCGGGTCTAAATGACTTGTATTTGCAGCGGGCGCAGTTGCAAACTTAATAAACTCATTAAACGTGATTTGACGTTTTACAATACTTTCATTAGGAATACTGAATTGACGCCACTTCTCAAGAACCGCCACATATTTCTGAAGTTTCTGGTAATATTTATCAACATTATAGGTTGATTGGATGCCATATTGATTAAATGTATAGTCGGCTGATGTAATAACGTAATCACCAAATCGCTTGCCAATTGTTGGCAAATCAGCCGCATCTTTGTGAAGGAATGTATAATCTAATCCAGAACCACTACCACGTTTAATTACTTTATCGTGAAGGTCTGCGAGAACATCACGGTCGATTACGTTAGCTGTTTGATTATAAGTTTGATATGACTGGACTTCATCTGCGGAGTCATAGCGTTCGCGATAAGTAAAAATGTTTGTGGAAATATATGGAGTATAAGTAATACGGAATTGTAGTTTGAACGGGTCTGTTACTCCAGTAGCAATATCATCCTCTCTGAACCACAACCAGTAATGATAATAAGAAGATGGGATATATGCGGCTATTGCCGCTTCAATTAGTTCTACATATTCAGGTTTAATCCATTTGGCAACTGTTGTTTCATAATAAGCACCAACTCCTTCATACTCTTCACAAATTACTCTCCAAGCCTGTTTACTTGGATTCCAAGACCATTTAGTAGGAGCGCGATATGTTAAACCGACAATATTTGGTTTACCTTGTGTGTAATAAAATGCCCCACCTTTTTTGCCATAAGCTGATAGATTCTCAAGTGTGTTATAAACACCCTCCTCATAAATTATATCATCAAAGAAATCTTCTTTATACGCGTCTTGAGGAACAACGCTTTCTGGAATTATGAACAATCCATGTTCACATTGAATTCTAATCCAACGTCTTATTTCAAATTTCTCAATTTTATAAATTGGACGAGTTGTGGTTATCATAAGATTGTCACCACTAATTTCGAATCCATCTGGACTTCTTGGTGTCAACCAACCATTGGCGGGCTCAGTAATAGTCTCTGGTCCCGCAATAAAGTTTTCAACGTTACTATATAATGCGGTTTTATATGTTTGCGGGTCATATGCTTCAGTTTGAGCTGCGAACGGAACCATTTTGGTAGTTTCACTTGTATCTAAAAGTCCAACATGTCCAAGAACAGCAAAACTTACCATTGTAGGAACAATCTTTGCCATACTAAACACCATACGGAGCGCTTCAAGAGCAGTCATACGAGTAAATGTCCATTCTGGACTTGGTATAGCATCTAGAATAGTTTCCGTAGCTCCTGCTAGCTCATAGGTATTCCCAGTAAGACGATGTACTTCATCCATAATTTTGTCTACTACATCGAGTAGGGTTGGTTCATAAACTCCTTTGATGCGTGTAATTGCTAAATCTGGAAGAACAATATTATCAAGAAATTGTGTAAATTCGATAAGTGAAAGTTTGTGATTGTAGTATGAAGTTACTCCAACCTTCTCAACGATGTCGTTAAGTAGAAGAAAGTAATATCTTTTTATGAGTATTTCATCTGCATAAACGAGGAGCTCAACTTTGCGGTTAGGCTTAAATGGAGACGCGTTGGTTGTGTGTTTGAGAGAAACTGTTGCAAGATTTAAACTTTCGTCAAGGTTCTTCTCGGTGACTGAAACTGGATAACTTATGTAATCAGAGTATTCAACTCCAGCAATAAATATTTTAAATGTTTGTCTTGTCATTATAGGCTACCTCTATTTCTACCGTAACTTATGTCTCCTGCTACGACTTGTATATTTGAAATCTGTTGACGCTCAAGTTTACGGTCATAATTATATTTAGCAACCTGAGAAATTGCACTAATTCCTTCATTGATAACTAAACCTGCGGCTACAAAACCCGCCAAAGGACCACTACCAGCAATCAGAGCACCATAACTAATAAGTTTCATTTGATTATCTAATTGAGCGTTTACATAAGCATCTCCGCTTGTATGTTGACGATGGTCAATTAAAGCTGCAGCTGTCTGACGAGTTACCATAGCTCCAAGAGCTTGATAACGAGCTTTATTTTCAGTAAAATGAACATCTAATTTACTTCCTTTGAAAGAACTAAAATTAATATCACTAACGGTAAAATAGTTCTTTTCCTGGTCAAAAATATAAACCCCAGCGCTATATTGTGATTTAAAAAATCCTTGGGATGTCCTTTTTAACATATCTGGGTCTCCAGATGCATAAACACCACTATTTGACCCAAAATACTCATTTATACCTCGCTGTGCTATTGTTTCGGCTTTATTAGCTAAATTAAATTGTCTTTTACTAAAATCTCCAATTGGGAAATAACCGTAACCGGCTTCACCTTGTCCTCTACCTGTTCCTTGTCCACCAGCTCCGTTGATATTAATATCAATTACAAAACGTTGTGTTGACATAATATCACCTCTAAGCCAATACTAAGGCAAATGTGAGTGAAAGCACACCACCTTCCATTACAGTAATTTCGCCGCCATCAACTACTACAGTATACGTATCTGTGTCGACGGATTCGATTCTTTCTGTTGTAATAAAATAACGATAAAATTCAGGCATAATGCTTGGATATTCTATACAGCAGACTGTACCTTCATCATATAAATTAGCACTTCCAAATAATTCTTCAGGCGTTCCTTCCACTCCTAATAGTGTAATGCCCGTAGGGTCTGTTAAAGATATTTCTTCCCAAACTGAATCACTAAGTGTTGTTATATTAGGATAACTAATTTCAAGTGTAAACTCTTCGTTTAGGCCGCTACCAAAATTCTTAATATTGCGAAGAATCTTTTTAGCCGCGTCGCTGCCGTCATAGAGCATGCTAGCAGAAAAAGAAAGTATCTGGTTTTTATGAATTACCTTAACTTCGACCTCACCATTACGTTGAGCCGCGTCAGGTGTGCGTTGACGCTTGATTACAAGGTTTTGTAGTATAACACTATCGCCATCAATTGTTGTGGTAATTTGATTAGCAAGTTGGCCACTATACATGTAATTCAAAAAGAGTCTCATAAAACCTTGAAATCTCGTTTCACCTTTTAATTGAAACGGTTCACCAAAGAATGGGAATTCAAGTATCTTAGTAATATAAATTCCTAATTCATCTTTATCGATAAGCCCTTGATTCATATAAGAATAAGTTTCAAATATTTTTCTTAAGTTTTCGCGGTCTTTTTCATAACCTATAACTTCAATACTAAATACTGTTGAGAAGAATTTTGGGCCGCGCATCGTGCTGTAGTTACCATTAATAAATTTTAATAGAACAGGGGTTGTTAGAAAACCTTCTCCTTCTCCAGGCAAACTATCTGAAATACATGTCTCAAATTCACCACTATCAAAGAAGACTTTAAATGTGATTGTGTTCTCAGGTTCCTCTATTACCTGTTCTGCAATGTTGTTTAAGTCTAATTCTAAAATGCGAGCTAATTCTTCATAATTAATTTGTTTTTCTAATGCTTCTTGTATGTCTGATGTTGTATAAGACATATAATCACCTCTTATTTTCTGGCGTCAGGTGTATCGTATCTTTTTCCTCTGCCACCTAATACCGTGTTTAATCTATAAGCCAATTGCATAGCCACCCTGTTCCAGTAAGGTTTGATTTCCTCTACTTCCGCCGCGTAAGGCGCTTGAGTTTCGTCAATATAAACTCTAAAACTGTTTGGACTTGTTCGTTCGTATTTAATTGAAGCGCGCAAATTACCTGTTTTTTTAGGCACATTTGCTTGCTCACCCAAACTTTTAACAATAATTTGTAACTCTTTTTCAATTAAACTAATAATGTTTTTCATTAAACGAGCCCTATAATGTATTCCGCATTAATTTTTCTACGAACCGTCATTCCAACAGCCTTATCAGGGATTCTCACCATTACATGACTGATAGAGTATTTAATTCCTTCTATAATTATTTTTGAACCTTCTTTATAATCTATTTTTTTAGGAGTAACTATTGACATAGCAACACCAGAGTCCATTAAGCCGCCGTTTACTGTAAAGAACTGCGTTGTATCTTCTAACATTTTGTATCTAAATGGAATTCTTTCGTTTGGGTTTGTTTTATCGGGTAGAAATATGCCAACTAATGGATAATCGCCGTCATAAGTGTACATCTCATCACCCCTAATAGACCAGTGTTTCGTCTTTAATAAATTGATAGTCGCCTCTATGTAATAGACCAGCGCTTCTCAAGATTGCTTCTTCTTCTACACTTGGTACTAAGTCTTTAACATCAATTCGTGTTCCTTGTTGAATTAAAGCCCCCGTTTTAGTACTCATATCCCCACTATCAATTATATATGCTATTCTTTCTAACATAGCGTCTCTAATTACTTCTCTGAGTTCGGGATTACAAGCCAATAAATATTCTTTGTCTTTTTTAGAGCGACCATATCTGTAAATATTTGAGTATACTAGTTTTGATACCCTGTCTAAAAACAAAGCTGGAACATTCGCAGGAACTGGAGAAAAGTCTGTGTTTAAAACTAAACTTAAATCAATACCCATTTGTCTTACATATTCTTCGGTAAGAATATATCTGTGCTTATCATAGTCATAAATCATAGAATCATCGTCGAATGGTTGCACAAAATTCATTGTTTTCACCTCTTAATTTATTTGTGGGCTCGGGCTTCGCCCTCGCCCACTTACCGCCTCTCCTCGCCACCCTTCTGTTTGGAGGCCTAACGCGGTGAAATTAGTCCCGAAGGGATGAGCGAGTGTTGATTAACAGCGACTTGCCCCCGTTTTATATGAGGGATAATCGCCCTTTTTAACCCTAACACTTATAAAAGCAGGGCGAGATGATTAAATTCACCTCACCCCTAAGTTCTAAAGCTATTAAGTTGGATTACGCTTCTCTCATTAAGATTAAGCCAGGGTCGCCAATCTTGAAACCGTATCCGATTTCACCAGCTACAATGACACCACCAGGGTATCCTGCGGCCGTAGCGTCTGCAATTACTAATGACTTAACATTAATTGGAGCAGCTAATGCTTCAGCGTTTAACATGATGATATCTTCAGTCATGTCTTGAGAAACAACAACCGGCATACCTGCTACCTTACCGACGATTCCTTCATAAACCGTAGCATCTCCTGCTTGTTCTTTGCGGATAAATTCGTCAGACTGTAGTAATAGTGCGTTAATTGCTTCTGAAACGATGATGGCTGTTGGTTTCATACCTTTAGTTTTGTTTGCTACATTAAATGCTTTTTTCATATTTACGATTTCTGCATAAACAGTAGTTGCAGCTAAAGTTGCATTGTTTGAAACTGAAGTAGTTACAATTGTGCCGTCAGCATTTTTGTAAAAATTAGTTGCATTTGCTTCTAAGAAAGCAATTGCTTTTTCATTCCATGTATTTGCTGCTGCTAATGATTCTTGAATAACTTTGTCAGCAATAACGCTTGCTTCAACAGTTGCAAAGTTAACATAAGGAATAACCGCGCCGATTTGAATTGCGTTTGTTAGGCTAACGTCCACCCTTGTTACACCTGAGCTGGTGTAAGAAATTTGTGAGCCTAATGTGTTTGTGCCGCTGGTTACTGAACTTGCACCCCTTGTGTAGAAGTACGCAACTTCACCGCCCGCAGAAACTTGAAGATTAGGGTTAGATGTAACCCCAGGAATTAACACTTGTTTTGCTTCTAGTGTTTGAAGAATGTAGTTTAACGATTTGCTATCACCGTTAAACCCGTTACTGAATGCCATATTATTCACCTCATATTATTGGATTTTTAGTTTAATCCTAACTTGATTTGGATTTTTTAGTTTAATCCTAACTTGATTTGGATTTTTTAGTTTAATCCTAACTTGTTTAAATTATCCTTTAATCCAAGGATATTTTTTAGAAAGTTGTTCTGTTAATGTTTTAGTTCCATCTTCGTCGTGTCGGCCTCCTTCACCGCCAACTTGTCCTTGGAACGCTTTACCAGTTACAAAAGGCATCTTTTGTATTACCGCTTCTAAAGCTTTGTCGAACGTAGTTTCATCATTCATTTTTGCCTTAGCTAATGTAATAACTTCTTCTTTGTATTCATCTTTAACGCCTGCTTTTGATAAATGGTAATCTTGTTCTAGTGTTTGGTACTTAGACTTAGTTTCATTGAGTTCTGTTTCGAGAGTGGCCGACTTGCTTAAATTAGTCTTTGCTTCATCGATTGACTTAACACCCAACTCGTCTAAAACCTCCTTTTTAGCTTTACTTCTCTGAGAACGAATTTCTCTGTTGTAATCGTCTTCAGATTCAAAGGTTTTAAAAGGTTCTTTTGCCCCTTCTTCACCGGTGCCGCCTTCGCCGCCGTCTCCGCCAGCGCCGCCTCCGCCATCATTAGGGCTGTAAAAAATTCTTAAAAAATCATTCATAATTTCACCTCATTATTTTTATGTATAGTTTAAGCTTTAACATAGTTCGGCTATTTTGAAAACCAAGGACTTACGATACCTTAGGTTTATTTTTCTCAATAGGGGGCTAAATCAGCCCAACCATCATTGCCGCCTGTAGTTCGGTTATGAACCACCATTTCACGGCTTCGTTCTCAGTACTTAGAACGAAGGTGTCTGCGCTGGTACGCGTTATTAAGAGGCGTCGCAGTTTTATCTATAGTTTAAGGTGTGGCTAGTGGGTGGGTGGTGCTCCACCATCTCAGGTACTTCCCAATCTAGCCTTACACCAATGGTGCAGGTTTTCGGTCTCTGCACCGACCTTATAGGCTTGCCCATCACCTTATGGAAGGGTTTACGATGTCTTAGGTTTATTTTTCTCAACAAACGCTAATTCAACTTCATTTAAAGGAATTTGGTTTTGTGTTTTGGTCTCAATAATTAGCCTTCTTAATTCTTCTTCTGATAGTTCTTTTCCAAAGATTTGAGTGATTGCAAAATCAATTGAAATCAATCCTTTTTCATATAATTTTAAATAAGTTTCACTTCTATCTTTAAGTGTTTCTTCAACATATTCTCCAAAATTACTAATAACTTTGAAGTCGTGTGGAAGTTCAAGTATATAAATACCTTTACTATAATCTGTCGCATTCTTCACTGCATAATCAAACACTAGGACACTATAAAAGAACTTATCAAGTTGCTCTTTCCAATTAGCAAGTTTTTCACTGCGTAGGCGGCCACTTGCACGCTCGCGTATATTTAGTGCCTCGCCGCTTTGATTGGCTCCTCCGCTATCTATCCCCAGAGTTGCTGGACTCAATCCAATTGTTTCTAATGCGATTAAGCGATATTTATTGATTGCATCAATATAACCTTGTACTTCTAATTTAACAATATCTCTGTCAATTCTTGTATTTGAACTACCATCTGTATTAAATGATTGGTCTAATATTTTAATAATATTATCGAATTCATTAAATGGAAGGGTTTTACCACTTGCGTCCTTTGGAGCAATATCTTCAGTAATAAAAATATTTGGTTTAGTTTTACGTATGTAGTTGTTAAGTGCGGAATAGGCTTCATCTAGTGCGTGGAACGTATCAATAAGCCCCTTGTAGTCTGAATCATCTTTCATGCCTCTGTTATTAACTACCGTCGCGAACATAACCGGAAGGATATTTCCTTCTTTATCAAAGAAAGCTACATCTTCCAAACCCGCTGTTTGGTCAAGAGAATTCAGTGGAACTCTTTTGTCTCCTTTAAACAACATATAGTTAATATATCCTAGGCCATATCTACTTACTAATTTATAATCATCTTCATATTTATCAATAAAGTCAATATATATAACCTTACCGTATTTTTTATGAGTTTCTATTCTTTCTTTTGGATACAGAGTAATTAATGGTTCGTCTGAAATTGTAGTATCATAGTTAATTTTTAAACCCACTTGTCCACTGTATGATTGATACGCCGCCGCAGTTTGTAATAAAACCAAGATATCATTTGCATCAAGTATCTCATTTAATCTTTGTTGTAGCACCTTATTACGAGCTTTTGAGCCCGCATCAACTGTGAATTCAGGAACTTGATTAAACAAAAGAGTTCCCATGGCGCGGCTTATTGTACCGGGCAATGGATAATGAGCTCTCGGCATGCGAGTGTTAACTGCGCGCCAGAATCTGTCCTGTGAGTTATATGCAGAGAAGGGTAACACATTCTTATAGAAATATTCTAACTTATCTGCTTTCCCATCAAACCACAATTTGTTTTCTATTCCTTCGTATCCTTGAGAACCGAACAAGGCCATCTCACGAGCTTCCCTATTTTTCTCTCACATACTCAGATACTTATCAATCCCGAACCCTTTAATGAACGCTCTTTGTATTTTATTTGGTTTATCTTTCAGGGCAATCACCTCTTAGAATTCAAATCCTTTGCCCACTCTAATTGCCCAACTAACTAAGTAATCTATTGGGTCTATAAAGTCGACCGGATTAATTTCGTTCTTATTTTGTCTTGGAACGTCTAGTCTTACTAGTTTTCCGCTTTTTTCTAGTTCTTTTGAGTCATAGACTGCATCTTCAACCGCTTGTATGACCATTTTAAGCTTTTCATCAATAACAAACTTGCCGGTATGTATTAGTGAACTCAACACTTTAATTCTATCGTTAATCTTGTCTTTCAACGCATATCTAAGTAATGAGCTTGGTAAATTATGTTGCATGAAAACTGTTCTACATATTCTTAAAAATGCGATGTCCGTGTCTAAGAAAACGTGTTTTGGCATAACACCGAATCGTTCCTTTTGTTTAAGCACAAATTGAACCAAGTCTTCCGCATAATCAGTGTATTCTTTCACATCTTTTTGCTCTATTCCTCTTCCGTTTTTATGGTGATAAAAATCATAAATATTTATTTTATTCTCAGAATCAATACCTCCCGCGATAAACACAGTTGAACTAGTAGATATGCCGGGGTCTACTGAGATACTGTATTGTAGGGGTTTAGGTAAATCGGATTTTATATTGTGTGGTTTTAAGCGGAATATGTTATCCACTTGGGTTATTCTTTGTCCAAGAATATATGCTTTATACACAACTGAGTCTTTGTCATACTCATCCATTATGACCAGTTTCTCCTCCTCCTTGATTCCAGGATTATCTAAAAATGTAAAGTGTTCGTAAGCCAAATTAAATTCGCCTTCTTCTGCTCTTTCTTGTCATTTATTTAAGAAGTCTTGATAGAACCAGTCCATTTCTCCTTTCGGGTTTAAATCAAACAATAATTTACGGTACTCCTTAGGAGTAGAAATTGTTCGTCCAATCGCCTCCTGTAAGAAGGTTGGATGGGCAATATTTGCTTCTGTTACAAAAACGCTCATTGCAGTCAAACCGCGAATACTTTGCCAGCTATTGCTTTTTGAAGTGCCCACGAACACTAAAATTTGTTTCTTTCCTTTGCTATTGCGGATTTGTAATGCGTCTTTACCTTCAAACTTCTTTTCCTCTGCCCTTTCAGCGAAGAATGTTTTATATGAGAAGCCTGTTGGGTTATCTAATAAGATGCTGCGGGCCGTAGATATACTCTCAGCCCCTATGATGTGCAGCCCACTCGTGTCTAACGCATCTAAATAAATGCAATGAATAGTTAGGGCCGCTATTGTCTTACCAGCGCGCCACGAACCCTCAGCAACCACATAAGTTGACGTAAGTGCATCTAATATAAACTTACGATATTTTTCGTTGAACTTAAGTTTTTGCCAACTCATTATAGCTCTCCTTTTACCGCTTTACGAACAGGTGTTTCAACTTCTAAATGCGGTTTAAGTGCGTCTAATACAGAGGCTTTATTTTTATTGAATTGGTCTTCCCTGACAGCTTCAATTTGAAGTATCTGAGTGGTCCTATCTTGTATTGCCACAATTTTTTCCATTGACTTAAGTATACTTTCGATTTGTTTGATGTCTGGTGTCGCAGAGGCGGCTTCCTCTTGCGCTAGTGCCTGTAAAATATCCATAAGTTGATTGGTTAAAGCCAATCTTTCTTTTAAATTTTGCTGATATGAAGCGCCTAATGCCGTGTCTTTGCTAATTTCCTTCTCAAGAAAAGCTTTCTTTTCATTGTTCCAATGAGAGAGCTTGTCGGGGTTAAACTCAGATGGCCAAAGTCCGCTATACTGCGCAAATTGCTTTACAGTTGCATATTTGGATGCAAAGAACTGTGCACGGACTTCCTTGAGCAAGTCGTTAAATTGGAATTTGTCCATGCTCTCACCTCGTGCAGGAATTCTTTTCCTTATATGTTGATATTATACCTTATTTTTGGGAAAAAATCAAATTTACGTTTCTTTCAATTTACGTTTCTTTCAATTTACGTTTCTTTCAATTTGAGTTTTAATTTTTCTAGCAAAGGAAACTCAGGATAAATCCTTTCTATCTCGTCCAGACAAACAGCCGCTTCGTCGCGCATAGACATCCCCAGAAATGCTTGGAATGCAAGAACATATGGCTTCTCGCGCCATGATGCTGGGTCATCTGCCCACAACAAATACTTTTCTGTTATTTTAAGTGCGTCTCCAATAGTCAGAAGCGCATCTCCAAATCTTCCTTGCTGAATATAGATGTTCGCTAAATCCAAGAGATTTCCGCGCAGATGTGGTGCGGCCTTAGCCCCACGTTTGAATGCGGCGGCCGCCTGGTCTAAATCACCTAGCATATGATAGCTTTTTCCTATGTATGAATAGATATCTGCTACTTCATTAGTGTAGATTGATTCAAATTGTCTCACATTAGACAACACATCAATACAATCTTCATATCGTTCGTATATAAAGTATTCTCTTCCAAGTAAATGAATATTTCGTATATCATTTGGGTTCTTTTTGTATTCCTTTTCAAGTAAATCAAGATAATTTTTTCTATTTGTATTTTGGTTTTGATAGTGATGACAAATAATGTTGTTTGTATAATAAATTGGTTGATTTGCTGGACGAGTTAATACTTCATGAATAGAATATATCCAATGATATGTGTCATAATCATTTAAATGAATTTTATCTCTATAGAACATCAGTCCCGGAGCTCCGTCTATTTCATGAGTCGCCACATAATAATATCTCAGCATACCTAATTCATCTTGCCAATTTTCACGCAGTCAACTTGCCCAGCCCGCATGGAATACTTCATCTAAGTCTACACTAACCAATACATTAAACTCTTTTGGTATTTGTTTTAAGATTGTATTTCTTGCCTTACTAAAGTCCCACGGTTTTATGATTTTTTCAAATACAATCGCACCGCGCTCCCGCAATTTTTCAACTGTTCCATCTGTTGAACCAGTATCCAATACAAATACCGCATCTGCTTCAGACATACTGTCCATAAAACTATTAACATAATTAATTTCATTTTTACATATTGTATATACTGCAACTTTGTTTTTATGTGTAGTTGGAACTATATTACTTAATGCTTTTTTCATATAAATTCCTTGTCGCTTATTTAAGCCCCAACACTCAAACCCTTTATATCTATCTAAAAAAATCTCATGAGTGAGGTCTGGTTGTTGATGTGTTTCATAAGGATTATCATTTAACGCATCTTGTTCATATAAAAAAGGAACCACAATTATAATTTCTGTAACCTCGTCGTATATTCTTGAAAGTAATCGTTGAGCGTCTTCAGTTTTAATATGTTCTAGTACATCTCCAAAAATAACTACATCATAGTTCTTAAAATTATCAAAGTCTAATACATTCATAACAAAAATCTCATTATAGTATTGTGGTAAATTTACCGTTTCTTCAAAGGCCGCTATCCCATCAATAACGGAACAATATTCTTTTAACAACATCCCGTACTTACCACCAACGTCGAGTATTTTTGCGTCTCTGTTAGGAAACAAATGCAGTAGCCTATTTATTATATATAATTCATACTGTTGATTTTTAAACGAACCGCCTATATATTTATTCTCTTTTTGTTTCATCTGCCACCCCCCCTGCTCTCACCTTTTCTTATCCTCTCTTTAAGTTCAGTTGTAGAGAAATCGTGCCTTCTTGGATTATAATGAATTGGAATATTTAAATCGCTCCCTGTAAAGGCTTTTCCACGGTAATCCTCACCCACGAATCGCACATCTATCTTTCTGCTTTTTAATATGTTTATCAAATCTGCTTCGCTATCATAAACCACAACCTCGTCTACGTACTTAATTGCATTTATTTGTACCCACCTTTCATATAGTGACTGAACACATTTTTTGTTTTGTGGAGATGCGTTCAACCCCACTATAAGATAATCACAGTGTTTCTTGCAGTCCTCCAACATGAGCACATGACCCGCGTGGAGTAAATCAAAGCTGCTCGCTGTAAATCCTACTCTTTTCATCGTATAAATACCTCCGATATATATTTCAAGGACTTCTTCGCCAATTTTCCTTCATATCCAATATAGAACGAAGGGCTTTGTGACGACTAGGGCTCGGGCTTCGCCCTCGCCCATTTACCGCCTCTTCTTTTGCCCTCTCTTTTTGCGTCTAAATCATTGTTTGACGCGGTCCCAGTCCTTAACAGCCTCCGCATATAACGCATCTAGTTGAGCTCTTGTTGCGGCGTCGTTCTTAAACAAACGTGTATGAATTCATATCGCCACCGGTATCGTAACTAATTTTTCTGGTGCTCATGGCATTCAAAGTATTCCAAGCCACGTGGCCGCGGCCAGTGTAAACCAATTGACCCAACCTATTGCCAATAAGGCTGAGCCCACTCAAGCTCACCCATTAATTAGTGCGAAAGGAATTAGATATGATATAAGAAACTTTCAACTAAGAAACGGTCTGAGGTATATTCATATCTTTTTCACGTTTGATTACCTTCTTTGGTTGTTTCTTCCAGATTAAGTACTCCATGATATATTGCTTACGAGTGAGTAGATTATTTAGGTCTATCTTTTTGAATAATGTACCCCCGTAGTTTAATCCAATACCCACGTTCATAAAGATAGTCACGAGTTGGAATATGATACCTAATCATACCGCTGCAGGGTTTACCACTTGCTGAATAACTAGTGCATGGTATGCTGCTTGCAGCGCGATTGTTAAAAGTACCATTGGCAGGCGGTCTTTTAGCAATACCCAAAACGCACCATTATTAATAACACGGTTAGATGATGAGCGGCGTTCGCCATTTATAATTTCTCCAACTGTGGCTTGTGGGAAC